AGTATTATCGTTTTTTAATTTAAGTTTTGAAATCGCCGCCTGTATAGAAGACCTATCTCGACTATTGGAATTATTCAACTTTTCTGTTAAGAGTTGTATTGCTGCTTCGGTTTCTTTATCCATAGTCTATAAATATCTAATCAGAAGATTTTTCCAACTCTATTATTCTTTCAATGTAGTATCTCCTTAAGAAAGTTGGCATTTCAAGAATATCTCTATGACTAAACCCCTTTTTTATTAAAAAAATTGTTTCAGTATATTGCGCTTTTTTATAGTCCGTAGAAAGGACGAAAAAACTCCACCCCGAAGTCTACATTGAATGTGACTAATTCTCCTGATGGGGCGATTACTTTTTGGGTCAGATCGACACCGGGTTTATTTTCTTTAACGTATTTTCTAAAATTTTGAGAATCTACTATTGGTAATGTTTCGACAAAATTTCTAATTGCCATCATATCATTATTACCTTTAATACTTTTGATTAATTTTTCTAATCTCTTGGTTACTGTAGGTGCAACACCCAACCCATTCCAACTCTTAGAAAGATCTTCAATTTCCTTCTCTTCTTTTTCAGTTAAGAATTTGAAGGTTACATCCACTTTAGATTTTTCCATAAAATATGGGTATTCTTTATTAGAATCCTCAACTAAATTGAATTCTTTGTAGTTTAATTCACCTAAATTAATTTCGTGATCAAATAACTCATCGGTTTTTGGGTCTTTTAGTTTTACCTTTAGTTCAGGACCGAATGCAGTTGTTCTAAGAAAAATAAGAATTGCTTGTTTATCTTCAATAGTAATTTCATCAACGGGTAATTCTTTTGTTAAAATTTTCCTGTTTAAAAGTTCTGTTATCACATCACCTTTTGCAACTAAGTTAGGTGAAGATAATATATTTTCGTCCGAGGCCGTTAAGTATGCAACCTTCACGGACTTAACACCAGAAGGATACATAATACCCCTACTTGGTAACTCAACCACATCGTAAGCTACGGTGGGGTCAATTCTTAAATGTTCATTATTTTCCATAACCGTATTTTACGAAATAAATATGGTAAAGTAAAGTTATATAACGAAAAAAGAGAACACATGTGTTCTCTTTTTATATTTTCGACAGACTTTATTTTTTTTAGTATACTTGGATACATCTATCCATCCTTAGTGTACAATCAATAGTTGCTAACGCATCGTTGTTGTAATCTAATTCGTTGAAATTTAAATCAGTCATAAATGTTCCTTGTAGAATCCATTTTTCAACCACAACACCTGTTGGGTCTAACATTTCCAATTCAATATCTTTTTTATATCCAGCAGCATAACCCATCCTACCTGTTACTGATTCAGCGTGTAATCTAAACCATTCCATTAGTGCTTGAGATGCAGAAGGACCAATTGGGTCTTTAAACTTTACTCTTATTTCATTCCAAGTGAATCTACCTGCAACATATGTTGAAGTATTTAAAAAAGGGATTTCTACAGAGTTAATTTTTGCACTCGGTCTTGCAGCCGAAGTAACATACCATTCGTTTATACCTAATGATGAAGGAAATCTAACGATAAATCGGTTAACTCTTTTCGGTTCGTAAGGAACCGGCATTTTCATTAATAAATCTGCCATGTCTATATAATTTGTATATTTGTTATTCTTTATTATAAATATAACCTATGAGGAAATATTTTTTAGTTTATTTTTAAAATTGAGTTGACTATGTCAAATATTTTTCGTATTTTTTTTATTACCCAGTAAATACTAGTATAATTTATATATATTTTAAATATTAATATAAAAACAACTAGTATAAGTACTAGTACATTCTGGGTGTCATCTCAATTTTTACTTTTTGGATAGGGGAGTACTTTCGTACCCCCTTATTCTTTTTTATTAAATATTCTCAAATGATGCTCCTGTTGGAGTAATTAAGAATTCTACATCTATAAATTCAAGTGCTCTTGTTGGTTTAACATAAATCTTACCTCTAAGTGTATTTGCATCTATATCTTCCGGATCGTTTGATACTGTTACTCTAAACTCGTATAAACCTCTTTCTTTTTTAATTGATTCCAATATTGGATTAACTAATCTTAAGAATTCATTTCTTACTTGTTCATCGTTTTGTTCAAATAGTAACCTTACTGCCACTGCCGATATCAACTTTCTTGCTCTTAATAGTAATCTTCTTACGTTGATTCTATCTAATGCTGATTCTCTTACCTGTAAAGTTTTATTACCCCAAATTATTGTACCGGTGTCCGAGAACGTGGCAATTGGGTTAATTCTTGCTTTATAAAGATCATCTCTATTATCTAAAGTTAATTTTCTTTTCGCTTTAATTGCGTTAACTAAACCTCTTTGGTAACCCGCAACTGCGAACCATGGGTAAGATACATTATCTGTTAATGCAATGTTTTTAACAACTTCCCCTGTTGGAGGTAAGAATAACTGTGTTGCGTTATCCCCATCCCTTACTTGTATCCAAGGCCAATATGTTGCTGTGTAGTTAGTGTCTAAATCAACAGTATCTAATTGGTCAATAATCTCTTCAACAGTATCAGTGTTAGGTGAATTTACAATATATAATGAATCGGCTCTTTCTTCTTCAATCATATCGATAGTTTGATTAACTAATGAACTATGGTTATAGAAGTCTAATCCCGGTGTTGCAAATATGTTAATATCTACAGATTCAGGGTTAGAATACGTTTCAATTGCTTGAAGGTATGCATAATAATCAGAGTTTCCTACTGAACTACTGAACACACCATTATTTGTTGTGTGACCAGAAACATAAGTATTTTTACCAAAAATGTAACCGTCTCCGTTAGTTCTCGTACCTCTATAGATATCCCAACCGTCGAAACCACCACAAACACCGAACGTGAATTTTCTGAATGTCTTACTATCTAACTTTCCTTTATCACTCCCCTCTAAATCGTAAGGAGTAGTTTTGTACCCTATTGAAGAAGCCGAAGATGATAAGTGGAATCCGTGTGTTGTAAGGTTCGCACTATTTCCTTTATAATTAAATAAGTCGGCATCAATACCAACTTGTGTTGATAAACCTAAAGTTACTTTTCTAACTTTATCTCCGTTTGTTAATTCAGGTTCACCTAAAGATGAATAACCAATTACCCCACCTGCGTCGTAATACTCAGTTTTATATAAAATAGAACCAATTTTATTACCACTTATTGAGTCTGAGACAAACCCCTTAAAACCTGCAGGAAATGCATCAACTGGGTGTTCTTCAGCTAAATTTAACATTATGTATTTAGAACGTAATTCATATTCTCCATCAGAAGTACCGATTTTTCTTGCAATATATCCAGGTAAATCAGGATTCATTGAACATCTTGAGAATTTTTCCAACCCGACTTGATTTTCATCTGTGTCGTTAAAGTCTCTTACAACTAAATCGAATTCTCCTGTTTCGATATCAATATTCTGTATTTGAATTTTTATTTGGTTGTTTGCTGCGTCACCATCAGATATACTAATAACACTGAATAAGTCAGCAACAGTACCACCTCGAACTTCCGATACTACAGTTGGTGAAGCCGGAGTTTCCCACTGATTTAAGAAGTCATTGTTAACATCGTGTTCAGTTACGGAAGTACTCAAACCTCTTACTAAACCTAAATTATAAAGTGATTTAAGTAATTTTGGGTATTCCTCAAAAACATAAACAGGTGTATCACCTTTCTTTTTGTCAAATACATCAACACCTAAAACTTTACTCACGTATTTTGTAGATGACGTGTCCATACTACAAGTAAATGTTTTACTTCCACTTGTTTCACCAACTGCGGTTAATGTAAACTCACCTAATGGATTATCATTAATTTCAGAAGACGTTATTGAAACGTCACCTGTAGAAACTTCTAAATTAAGAACCTCACCATCATAAGAACCTCTTGACCTTAATGCCAATACTGTTAATTGATCGTAATCTGAATTAACCGACGCTTCATATTCATACTGTGTTATAACCCAACCATTATCTGTTGTATCAAAAACAAAAAGGTAAGAATAAACACCATCAATAACCGACAATCCGTTAGTCTTAAAAAAAGTGTTATACCAGTTATTATTTTTATTAGAACCTATTGGTCCTGCAATTTCTTTGGTGTCATCTAAAGACGATAAGTCAGAAGATTCGGTATATCCAATAGTAAACCATGCACCATCTTGAGGTGTAAGGTCTTGGATAAATTCAGGAACTGTATTACCGTCAACCGACGTCTTATTCGATAAAACGGAATAGAATGTCGAAGTTGATATATCAGTACCTGTAGACGTTAATGTCTCTGTAGTACTATTTTCAAGTGTTGTTGTAACACTAATACCACCTAGAGTACTTATTGAGAATGTTTTTGTTGTTTTGTATCCTGTTAAACCAAGAACCCTTGTTACAAAAAGTTGATTAGACTCCTGTAAATATGATTTTGCTACATAACCTAATTCGTATTTAGGGTTACCGTCTGAGAATTTTATTGGAGTTGTTGGTCCAAAATATGTTTTAAATTCGTCAAAATTTCTTATTAGTATAGGTTCAAATGCCGGACCTTGTAGGGTCTCACCGGCTAAACCTAATGTAGTTACTCCCACACTTTGAGCTACGAACGTTAAGTCCTTTTCTGAGGTGTAAACACCTGGAGAAACGAATACTCTGTTTGAATTTGCCATCGATTATTTCAATTAAATATTTTTATTGTTAACTATAAATATCTTCGTTTTTAGTAAAGATTTCTCAAGTTTTTTATTTTGGTATATTTAAAGATAATTTTTTATCTATATTTATCTTTATGAACACTTCAAAAACTAAAAACATCAAAATAAGTGAGAGACATCACGACAAGTTAAAAAACCACTGTGAAAAGCACGGTTTTAAAATTTATAGGATTATTGAAAAATGGATTGACTCAAATTGTAGTGAGAGAAAGAATAGTTTATACGACGAATAATTAATGTAAATAAGTAACATTAATTTTTGAACCAACTCTCGGGGTACCTAGCAGTTCTATTGTTGTTGAACCGGTGATTTCAAATCCACCACCCTCATTTTGTTGTAGTCCGTTAATATCTAAACTAATTACACCACCAATAAAATTTGATGTGGTTATTATATTAGAACCGTCGTATGTAAATGTTTCTGTAGTAACTTGTCTAACATCTCCCTCCTGATCAATGAAAACACTACTTCTACCCTTATAATAAGTTATTGTAATAATATCACCTTCTCTTGGTTTATCCACAAATGTTATTTTAGAGGTTAAGGCAACGTGGTAATATGATGTGTCTCTATCCTGTAACAGACCATTTATTGCTACATTAAATAAAATACCAATAGTTTCACCAACACTAAATATACTTTGTTCCCCATCAGCGGTAAAGGTTGCGATAGTAACGTCTAAATTTTTAGTAAGGTAACTTTTTTCAAAATTATTACTTTGGATAAATTCGTTCATTAAAAACATTCTACTAACCGCCGGTTTAATCTCAAATTCTTCATCATCAATAATAAAACCTAACATAGTAAACTTATATGTTTGTAAATAAAATCTACGAGATTCTAAATCAACAGGGGTATTATCCTCAATAGAATCTAAAACAATCGGTATATAGTGACCCTTAACTGTTGTATACGCCTGTCTAGAAGAAAATTTCTGTAAAACAATTTGATTAAATTTATTTAAATCTCTGAATTTTGAACAAATTATAGTAATTTCATAACTTATATCTACAGGTACGGGTTGTGGCATTTTATATATGTCCGCACCCATCTGAGTCCCGTTCCATGTTGGTACGGTAGCATAATGAAACTGTCTTCTATCGGGTATGGTTCTTTGTAGACTTGGGTTTGTACCTAATTGAACTTCGGGTCTTCTAACGATTGATATAAATGGAATTTTTGGGTTTCCATCTAAATCGGCAAAATCCCAAGTATTGGTAAACTCCCCCCATCTTTGTATTGTAAGTATTTTAGGTATAATAGGTATCTGATCACCATCACTAATAACTTTAAAATTATCTTTTGTGAAATTTAACATCCCAAAATCTAAATCGTCGTGTAAGACAGAATCCGGTAGAAACGAATCACCCTTAGTTATTTTATCTAATAACTCTTGTCTTCTATCAGTTAGTTCTCTATCCTGATAAACCTTTATATTATTTTTCTTAGGATATCCCATTATACACCTCTAAATTCCGTTTCCTGTGCCGGAACACAAGTTATTGTTCTATAATATGGTTTAAATCCAAACATATTATGTTTATTATCTGAAGTAACTTTACCATCATTAGATACGGTATAATACCTAACCTTCTCTTCTGATTCGGGGTATCCGATAAAATCACCATATTTTACATCTATACCCAACTCGGTTAAATGATTGATGTAGACCGAAATTACTAAATTACCTGGCTCATTATACCTAACCAACCCATTCTTGTAAGATGAATTTTTAGGATCTACAATATTCACTAACGCATTAAACTCTACAGGTGGAAAGTATTTTATTTGGTCTTTTCCTACCTCAGCATATACCGCATCGATATCGGTACCATCAGTATCAACCCGATAAAGAACTAATTTCATATTAAGATCACCGTGAAGGTATTCCTGACCTAATTGTATATTTAAATCAAAGTCTTCGTTTGAGAAGAATTTATTAAGTCTCGTGATTGGTAATTTATTGCTCATAGTAATAAATAGTTTAAAAATTGGTTTGATTTATATATATTTAGTTAAATACTATGGGAAAAAATATACCGGAAGTGGAAGCATTAGAAATTATATCAGGATATACCGGATATAACAATCAAATTATGTTATGGAAATATAAATTTGAGACATCTAAAAATTACGTACTAACAAGACCTCAGGCAGAATATGTTATAAAATATTGTGATGTTGTGCCTAAGGTTGCAAAAAAATTCATACCGATAACCAAACATTTTGGAGATAAACTACAAGAAGAGAGGTTATTAATGGTACCCGTAGAAAAATTATGGGTAGAAAAACTTTTATGTGAGAGTGATAAGGCATACCATGTTTGGGGAAACATTAATCAAGATATGAAACCCATTGCAATGTGGGTCCCTAAATCTGCGGTCATACAACAAGAGAAGAAAT